GTCGAACCAGTTGTCGAACCAGTTGTCGAACCAGTTGTCGAACCAGTAGAAGAACCTGCTGCTGAACCAGTTGTCGAACCAGTTGCAGAAGAACCTGCTGCCGAACCAGTAGAAGAACCAGTTGTCGAACCAGTTGCAGAACCAGTTGTCGAACCAGTAGAAGAACCAGTTGTCGAACCAGTTATCGAACCAGTCGCAGAACCAGTTGCAGAAGAAATTACAACCGAAAATATTCAAATTGAAATTGTTGAGAACGAAGAAGAAAATACTGAAAACACAGAAAATACAAATATTGTCCCAAAAATGGTATTTATAGTTCCATATCGGGATAGAGAAGAAAATAAAAAAGTATTTTTAGAAAATATGAAAACAATATTAGAAGATTATCCAAAAAATTCATATAAAATACTTTTCTCGCATCAAGCAGATAATCGCACATTCAACCGCGGTGCAATGAAAAACATAGGATTTCTATATATTAAACACAAATATCCAAATGATTACAAAAACATTACATTTGTTTTCAATGATGTCGATACAATGTCTTCTAAAAAAGGATTGTTGAATTATGAAACAACACAAGGTAATATTAAACATTTCTATGGATTTGATTATGCATTAGGCGGAATTGTATCTATCACTGGACATGATTTTGAACTATTAAATGGATTCCCAAATTTCTGGGCATGGGGATTTGAAGATAATTTATTGTATAAAAGAGCACAATTAGCAAAAATTAAGGTAGATAGAAGCACATTTTATCCATACAAAGACCCAAATATTATTCAAATATTTGATGGGTTTGAAAAGATAGTGAATAAAAATGAGTTCAACAGATACATGCAAAACACAAAAGAAGGATTAAATACTATATATTCAATTACATGTGACCATGATGAAAGCAGTGGATTCTTAAACGTTACAAACTTTATTACCAATTTTGCTGAAATCCCAACTGCAAATACTATTCACGATTTACGAAATGGTCCAAAACCATTTGATACAACTATGGGTATATTGTTCAATATACCATATCGTAGAGTAGCTAGAAGACCAATGCAATTCTAAATAAATACAAAAATATAGTTTATATTTATTCAATCTTGGAGCAAATCATACATTTCTAGTAATTTAAATGTAATGCCAATTTCAGTTTTTGTTTCCCATATACCAGATATTTTTAAAACATACTTTACATTTTCACTCTTTTTTTCATTATTTTGCTCTCTATATAATTTGAAAAATCCAGATTGTAATTGTTTTGTCAATACTAATGAATTTGATTTGGACACATTATAAAATTGTTTATAATAATCAACAATATTTTCTTCTATTTGTGAAAACTTTTTTATAAAATTCAAATTAGTTTTTGTATAAGAATTAAAGTAAATATTTTTATTGTTATAAATATTTTGATTTAAATGATTTTCCAATGGAAAATTCAAATAAATTCCATTCATGGAAAGTAATTTATCTGAATATATAATTTTAGTAAAAATACCATCTACAACTATATTTTTCTTTTTTTCAAATAAATGTATATTCTCAATTTGAAAATCATTTATATCAAATATAAAATTCATATTACTATATTTACATTCTTCTTTTTATTTAGTTTTACTTATTTGTTATAGATATTTAGCATAGTAGTAATATTATATATATTTAAATATATATTATATTATATACGTATAATGTCTGCAAGATTAAATATGAATGAACTACGTTATTATTCTTGGAAAGGAAAAACATTCAATCAAATTACATCAGCATTTCAAAAAAATAAAATCCAATTAGCTAGCACAAACGGTAATATATTATTCAATGCACGCCCATTACCAATATACAGAAGAGAAAGTTATTCCAAAACTGCACCTTCTTCTGGAAATAAGCGAACTTCTATCAGTATTGACCAATTAAATATGCCAAATGGTTATTCATTAACACCCAATACTCTCTCTTGCACACTCGGTGTTTCCAATGTTTTAGATGGAAAAGAAGCAAATGAAACTACAAACAAATATCAAAATGGTTCATGTGTAACAAAAAACCCATGTATGTCCCAAGAATACAATGCACGAAGACGGGTAAGAAGTGGTGGTATGATCAAAAAAAATAATGCAGCAACTGGAACTACATATGAACCGTATTATACTTCTACAAAGCAATTATTAATCAGTAGAAATAAAACATTTGAACAAAATCAATATAATTATATACGTCAAGGTGATGCATCTGTTAAACCAGGTTCAAACGCCGCATCCAATAATGTATATTCTGCCCATGGTATGTCAACCTGTGCAAAATATCGTATTACCAGTGAATTGGGTAATAATACATTTCAATATCAATGGTTAGATGGTCTGGATTATACAGTTACTATTACGGATGGATATTATGATTTAGATGATTTGAATCAACAATTCAAACTCACAATGTTCAATAACAAACATTATTTGATATTGACATCATCCACTAGTAAAATATTCTTGTTGAATATTGGATTCAATAGTGCTACTAAAAAAATTGAATTACAATCCTATGCATATAATACAACTGCATATAGCACATCTACATATTCTTACCCTGCTGGAAATAATTGGAGCACATATGTTTCTTTATCCACCAATGCAGCAACATCGATTGTTCCTGTTTTCAAAATATTAGGAAATGGTTTCCAAGAAGTTATTGGATTTCCCGGAGGAAATTATCCAAGTGTATTAATAAGAATTTCTGGTGGAAATGCATATCAACATCCATCTACAAATACATACACATACAATGGAAATCAAACAAGTTCATCTACAACAAATGCAAAATTATTACCTATGTATTCTCTTGTATATTATAAACCAAACAATGCACAATTTGCACAACAAGGTGCTGTATCGTCAAGTTCATTAATAACTCGTTTGAAATATAATACTATTACAGATAATTCATATAAATATCAATCTGCATATGGAATGGCAATGGCAAATGCACTTGCTTATGGAGTTCCACAAGGAGGTTATACAATAAAAGATAAAATTGGTTATCCAATAAAGAAAACACCTACTTTTTCAAAATATAGTGATGGATTTCAAAAATGTGAGGCAAAATCATTTTCCAATATAATATAATATTATAATGATTCCATAGGAACATTGGCAACTATATCAGAATAATTATATACATCATAATATGATATATTATGTTTTATACACCATTGAATACATTTCTGTGTATTTAATTTTACAATATTATCAATTTTATCACTTTTATCATTTTTATTCTTGTTCTCAATAAGAGTCAATGTATAATAAATATTTTCTATTTGTTGTTGTCCAAATACAGAATTATATTCTTCCAATTTTGTTGTGAAAAAATGAGATATTGGTATAGATAAAAAACGATTTATATAATCCATTGTATTTATCATTTGACAAAACGAATTATGAACATACTTATAAAAATATTTGTTATTATCAAATAAAAACCCTTTACATACTATATATTTTTCAGAATTAGCATAACGACTGGTTTGGGGTTTTGTAATATATACTTTTTTATAAAAAGAACACAGTATATATATCATATCTATTGTAGATGATGTAAATGAATCAAATATTTTTAATACAAATGAACCTTCTTGTTTTTGCATACATAACGCATAACAAATTTGTGCAAATAACAATTTAGTCATGTCTTGTTCTTGATTATTAAAATTCATTGAAAAATCAAACCCACCATCCCCTGTTATTAAATCAATAGAAGACCCATATTTATTTATACAATATTCAAAATTTTCTATTTTCAAAATGTCTCCCGTATTATCTGCCCCAGTCTCAATATATACATTCTTATTTTCATTCAAAAAATTCTCACTTTTTTTCCATGATGGAATATTATTATCATCATCATCCAAAATTGTTATACCGGTATATACATCATCTTTGTTATTTCTTAATTTACAAATTGCTTCAATAAATCCACCGGGTCCTTCCGCCAAATGAAATGTTCTTATTGGATGATATGATATATGTAATCCAAATGATTGTGATATTTCCAACATTTTAAAATAAGACCTAGATAATGGTTTATATTTGGATACACATTTCTTTTTATACGGAACAGGTGTATGTATATATTCATATGGATTTGTATATTTTTTATAATTATCCCATTCTTTTTCATATATATTGATTTTTTCTTTTATATCACATAAATAATAAGATAATGAATTTGATATACATGGTATAGGTGGTATTTGGGATGTGATGCAATCCATTTTTTCATATATATCAAAATGTATTTTTGGTAATAAAAAATATATCATAATTGTTACTAAATATAAATACCAACATGTATTTATATTCATTCATTTCTATATGTTTATTTCTTTTGTTTCTTAATCACGACAGTTTCACCTATTATTATTTTTGGAAGAGGCGCAACTTGCGTATCATCATCGTGTTCAACTGGTGAATATTTATCTAAAACTATTTTTTCTTTCAATTTACGAACACGTGGTTTTTCTTTCTTTTCTTCTTCTTTTGTTTCTTTCAGTTCCAATATATTTTCCAATTCATCCATTTCTTCCATTTTTCCACTTTTTCTCAAAAATTCATTATATATTTTTTCTGTATCTACATTGCGGACTTTATTGAATACAAAATAACGGTTCATAAACGATATCCATTTTTCATCTGTTGTCATTTGTGATGCATTTCCATAATCATGTATTTTATTTGCATCTCTTTCTATTTCTTGCATCATATGTGAATATAATTCATCAAATAAACCACTTCCATTTGGTAATCCTATTTTTTCCGCTTGTTCTTTTGGCATCAATACAAATCCATAGTTCTCCATCATTCTTACAAAATAATTGAAATTTACTAAATATTCTAAAAATGTTTTATTGATAGATTCTTGATATACATTTATACTATATCCTATACTCATTTCATCATCTGGAAATCCGGTTTCATCATACATTTTTGTTATTTCATACATTTTCTTGTCATCACGCATGATTGAAATACTTTCACCATTATTTTTATTCTTTAATTTTTCAAATACAACTTTTCCATCATAACATGTTCCAATAAAATGTCCTCCAATTTTTGTGCATTCTGCTAAATTTCTCAAAAATGAATGTAATGTTGTATTATTTTCGAAGAAATAATGCATTGCAAATTGACATGAACTAATATTGAAACCATCATGTCCTATTCCATAATTTTTATATACACCTTCTTTTAATTCTTTTCTATCTTTTGGTCCATTTCCAAACAATGCCCTTGATATCATTTTTTCTTTTTCTGTCATAAATGCTTTTCCGTTACGTATATTTACTCCACTATTTCCTTGTAGAAATATAGCACTTGGTATTTCATTTCGGTTATTTTTTTTGAATGATTTTAAATATCTTGCACATGCTCCATCTAAACTATTTTGTATATTATCACGTGAAATATCAATTCCAAATACAAATGATAATTTTGCACGTATCCATTTGGATAAATCACCTCCTTTTCCTACTGCATAATCAATTAATGTATCTTTACGGTTGGATACTCCTAATATTAATTTTTTCTTAACATACAAATTATGAAAATCTCGTAATGCTTTGGTTGTTGTATCTTTGGATGAACGATTATAATATACATCGTTGTCTTGTGTTTCTTCTGGTATTCCATATCCGGTCATTATCATTTCTTCTGTAATTGGATTATGTATTGAATGCCAATTACTATTTGCTACATGATATGCATTTCCATAATTTTTCAATCCTGCACGTAATTCTGCTGTTTTATCATATCGCATACGCAATGGTATCCATTTCCATGCACCTTCCAATGATATATCATATTTGAATTCAACAATACTGTCTTCTTCAAAATATTCTTCTTCTTCGGTTTTCATATACAAATCTCCATTTCCATCTTTGTGTAATAACACATTACAATAACATGCATTTGGGTCATATGGGTCGGTTGGTTGAAATGGAACTGGTTTGTATCGTTCTTCATTATCTACTTCTTGATTTGGTAAATTATCGTTTATTACATCTTCAAATGGATTCAAGAAACGATGATTATTGGCATCAAATCCACATCTCAATATCAACGTTTTATATTGAACCACATCTTGCAATGCTCCTACATTTTTACCTTCTTGAAATATATTATGTATTTCATCTTTTCCATTTTTATCTTTTTTAACAGATACCAAGAAATCAATTGTATTGAATTTCGCAGGTTTCCATTTAAAAGATTGTTCCCAAGTATGTTTATATAAGGGACCTGCTACACCAATCATATTACTTCCTACTCCCGTATTTCCTGGTGTGAAAATCAAACCATCTGTGTTGTATGGATATAATCCTTGGTTGATATTAGATAAAATAGAAGAACATGCTTCAAATATACTAGTATTTTCATTGGATTTATAAAATTCTTTGCATTTAATACTAAATTCACAATGATTTATTGTATCTTTTCCACTATCAATAATTGACTTTGGTTGTAACAAAGAAATACCTTTTTTCAACAAATTCAATCTAAATAAATTTTCTGCCAATTCTTCATCCATGGTTGTAGTTTTTACAAATGCAAGTTCTCTCACACTTTTTTTATGAACATAATATATATCAAATGCAGCATACAAATTAATATATTTATTATATTTGTCATACTTGATATGTTCCCCATCTATTAAAGTATCATACAAAGTTTTTTCATTTGTGTATGCACCTGTAAATATTACATTCATATTTGTATCTATCATATATATTCTACCATTTTCTGCTATATACAACAATTTTCTTTCCCCATCTGCCTTATCTGTAACAGTATAATTATCCAATATTTTTGGTGCAGCATTATCGCTGTTTTTTGATATATTCTCAATTTGTAATGTATAAGATGATGGACCAATAAAATCTTTTGTCATTACACGACGTGGTTCATATGTATCGCCATGTATTAATTTCATATAAGATTGTAAAATACGTTCGCGTTCGCTATATGCAATAGGATAATTTGTTCCTTGTAATGCACTTAATATTATACGAATACATTTGCGAATTGGTTCTAATAATTTGGTTGCAGTGTCATATTTTGTTCCTACTCCAACTTTTGAATTATCAATTTCCAATTCTACTTCATAGGATTCTATATTTTCAAAGACACCTGCTTCTTGAATTGTATATTCAGGAACAGGAACTTTTCCTACTTTTTTAGAACCTTTCAATATACTGATATCTGCAAATATAGGAAATTCATCATGTGTAAAACGCACACGGTTAATATGCCTGAATAATTTTTTGGAATCAGACCATTTATTGATAATATTTCTTGCAATATTGGATTGCACATTGTAATCTTGTTCCATTTGATAAGATGCGCGAAAATTGAAATCAGTGAAATCAACTGGACGCAATGGTTTATCATTTATTATTGGCGGTGATTTTTGTGTAAATTTTATTTTAGGTCCTAATGCAGATACCGTGGATGGCATATCCAACAATTTTTGAATACTATTTGTTTTACAATATTCTTGTATCATATCAACACCAACTATTTCTGCACGAATATTAGATATTTTCGTTGTTTCTTTACGAATATCATAATATTCATTTTGAATGCGCAACATATGTAATCCTTTTGAGTCGTTTGTTGTAAATCCACATGAATATAATTGTTTTACAATATTTTCATAATCGATTTTTGAAATAGGTTTTGAAACTTTTGGATTTGTTCCAAACCGAATTTCAAATTCACTGTTTTTTCTGTCTTGTGAAAGTGTTGGATTACTTGCTAAATAAATTTCAACCATATTTTCAAAATCTACTTTGCTATTTTTAATAGATGGTTCTGGTTTATCATTTTTCAATGGTCCACGGATTTCACCTTCTTCCAAACTATTTGGTTTCGTTTCCATTATATAAATTATATAGTATTTTCATATATTATTTCTATTATATTTTCAATTTTCTATTGTAACGTTTATACACCTTTGCACAATTAAATCGCCCATTCTGGGACGATTTATCAGTGCAAAGTAACAGTTACCATGCGCATTTCAAATGCGCAAAGGTGTATTATTTGTTGTATGCAGTTTGTAAATGATTCCATATTTTACCATATAAATCAGCCTTTTTCATATTTTCACATGAAATACCACATTTTGCTGCCAAATCTGTTAATTCTGTCATTTTATAACTAGACATTCCATTCAATGGTTTATCAATATCTTCTAAACATACTCCTTTTGTTAATTCATTTATTTTTTCATAAGTAGTATCCAAGTATATACCAAAATTATTATTTCTATTTTTTACAATCAACATTGGCATGGCTGTATCATCATTTTCCCCATTTCCTGCTAAAAATTTCAAATATGTATTATTTATTTCATTATAAATTATAATATTCTTTTTGTAATATACACTAAATAACTGTAATAATTGTATTGATATTTTTGTTGCCGACATCAATTCCGACATCCATTCCTGAATCATTGTTTTGGTGATTCTTCTATTCACTACTTTCAATTTGGAATAACCTTTTTTTAAAAATTCCATCATCTTTTGTTTTTCTTCTAATTCTATATTTCCATATTTATTCGTTATTTGCATATATTTTTCATATCCATAAATATTTATATATACACACCAAAACAATGGATTTTGTTTCTTTGAATAATATACATCATTATCATTTTTTATTTCTTCTTTTTTTTGAATTTCTTGTATTACAGATGCATTCGTTTCACTAAAACAATCCATAATTATTTTTTTATTATCATTTGTCAGGATAAATTCATTTAATTTCATTAAACTCCCTTCGTTATCAAATTTATTATAATCATAAAAAATTTGATGTAAATATGACGACATTATTTTACTGCACTATTATAACATAGCATTTCGTCTTTAACTTCTTTTTCAATAAAGAATGTATTCTTAAATTCTTCTTTTTGATTTTCAAGTATTACCAATGATGTTTCTTGTAGTTCAATATAATTCAAATAATTTTCTAATTCTGCTATTGATTCTTTTGGTAAAAAAGATAAATTTACATATACACCACTTTTGTTTTCATTTAATTTTACATTTGCATTCTTTTTCAATATTTTCAATATTTCTATATGATGATTTTTTGACATTTTTTCTATTTTTGTTTTCAATATTTCTAAATCCATTATCCCCCTACTGAATATATTATATTATACAATATCTATATATCATTTTATTATTTATAATTTTATTCAAATCCATCCAATTCTTCCATCAGTGTAATTCTTGGCAATTCTCCTCCTTTCCTTCCTTCATCTCGATTTTGAACTAATTTTCCAATCACACATATATATGGGTCGTTCAGTTCAAATCGCACTCCTATTACTCTCACTGTTATTTTCATATTTTCTTTTATTGTAGCAAAATATGCGTCATTATAATTATGGTCTCTTGCTACAAACACCGTTACTGGAACTACATCATCTTCTGTATTTACTACTGCATGTATTCCTGCCTTGGTTACTGTTTTTACATCACATTCTACCAACATTCCTTCCACTGGATGGCATATCATACATTCAAATACTACTTCAAATTCAATATAGGATAAATTCACCAATCCACTTGAATAACTAATTACATTCACTGATTTTGGTTTTATAAATCCTTCTTTGATACATTTTCCTTCTATTTTTGAACTTATTTTTTTTTCTAAATTCTGTTTTATATTTTTCCCTACTTCATTTATTGATATTACTACTTTTTGCGTCAAAATAGAACGAATATATACACCATATATTTTTGATTTTTCAGTATTACGTATTTTTGCGGTTTGTTCCATTCTTAATAATATAATAAGTAGATTTTATATTGTTATTTTTATACTGTTTTTATTCAATTTTTTATCAAACTACAACAATGTTTCATACATATTTATCAATTCTTTTATTTTATCTTTGTTCAACCGGTCTTCTTGATAATCATAAAAACAACTTGCTATTTGCACAAAAGTCGCACCATTACTTAAATAATCTACTACATCTTGTATATTCTCTATTCCACCACATCCTACTATTTTTATATTTTTATCCAACAATTTTGAAAATTGTATTACATTGGATAACGCAATCGGTTTATTTAATTTACCTGACATACCTCCATATACAGTGTGAAGACATGGCTGTGTATTATTCAATGCAACACAGTTTGGTATTGAATTTGCAGATACAATATATTTGAGAATATATGTGTATTTATTCAATATTTTTGACATTTCTATTATTCCTATTTTTTGTAAAAATGGCGGAAATTTCAATCCTATTTTTATTTTTTTCAATCCAAGTTTTTTTATAAAATCCAATAAATCTTCTACAAAGTCACAGTAATAACCCGGTATTTCATTTTCTAAATTTGGACAACTCAAATTTATTTCTACTAACATATTTTTATCAACAAATTCATCATAATCTTGTAATATTGTTTTTAATTTTTCATAATTTTCAAATGCCATTGATATTATATACGGTTTATTTACTATTTTTTTTGATAAATTTCTATAATATTGATATCCCAAATTTGGCAATCCTTTTGAATTAAAATGAATACCATCTTTTTCATAATAATTCGGTTCTGGATTACCTTCTTTTGAGAATATAGTGCATGTTTTTGCGATTATACCACCCAATCCTGTATCACATAATTCTGTAATTTGGTCTTCATTCAATACCCAACATCCACTTGCATTCATTATTGGAGTTGAAAATTCTATATCACCTATACTATATTTATTTTCGTTTATTGACATTATATCCTGTATTATCATATCATATTATCTTTATATCAATATCTTACATTTTTCAAATTCTTCAACATTGGTTTTAATGTTTTTTTCATAAAAGTTGAACATAAAACGCTATCTTCTCCTACAATGAAATTTTTCGTATTTTTTCTTTCATTCAACAGATAAAAATCTATATTCTCGTCATCATACAAATTTGGAAAATTGTACAGTGTATAATTAATTTTATATGAATAATCTAATATGGATGAAACATATTCCATTACATGTTTGATACTTTTACAATAAAATTTGAATTGTTCAAATACTATTCTATCTTTTACTGGGTTTCTTAAACCGGTAATATAATATTCATTTTCATATTCATCAAACACAATAAATATTTGTAAATCTTGTTCAGTATCATTTTCCATTTCTTCAAAATAAAATACTAATTTATCATTTTTAAAATGTGCCATGTTACTTGTATAAATTCATTATAAAATTTATTTATTATATTGTTTAATAATATAATAAATATTTTCAATTATATATTATATAAAAATGAGTATAACTGTCATTGATAATTTTTTACCAGAAGAATTATACATTCAATGCAATGAATATTCAATAGATATATTAGAAAATAGAAGTAATAATATTTTTTTCACAAATTATACATGGGAAGAAGGAGTTAGAAGTGACAGTGCAGTTGTTCTTATTCATGAAACACATGATATTGACATTACAAACAAAATTTCTAATGTTGTAAAAGAAAAATTTGGTCGTCAAATTAATAGAGTAATGTTTTATTATTGGATGCAATGCAGTCATATACCATGGCATAATGACAAAGGACACAATGGTGGTATTACAATTTATTTAAATGAGAAATGGAATAAAAATCACGGCGGAATATTTTTATTTGACGATGGAAAACATATATTAGGTATTTATCCACATAAAAATAGAGCTATTGAGAACTTTGGAAATGTTGAACACAGTGTATGCCCTACAACTATAAATAGTAATATTCGCAGAACTATTCAAATTTTTTTCTAGAATGAGAACTTTACTATTTGTGTTATGGCTGTTTGTTCTGGATTCAAGAAAAATACTTTTCCTTTTTTATTTACTATATTCAATCTACGCATTATGAATTCCAATATTGCACATAGTCCTATTTGTGTTATTTTTTCTGTGTTCTCATCATTATATTTTGGTTCTTCCAATATTGTATTCAATATTTTTATTATCTTTACTTTTCCTGCATCATCTGCACGTGCACCTGTATTATTACGTTTTTGAGTCAAATCTTTTATTTTGAATACCATTTCTTTTTGATTCGATTTCTTTGATACAAACAAATTTACAAATCCAACTGTATTATTCAACGTATTTTTCTTTACATCAAACCTCAATAAATCTTTTACAAATAATTGATAATCGTCGGAATCTACTTCAACAAATTCATTGTTCTCATTTTTTGTATAAATTCTTAATATATCATCTTTCATGAGAACTATTCCCCAATATTCATTAGAACGAACTATTCTTTCATCCAAATACTTTTTAATTAATACTTCATTTATTCCATTTGGTGCATTGTTCTCAACATAATAATGTTTTATTAATATCATCTTATCTTGAAACAATAACATATCCAATATATGTTCTATCATATATTCTCGAATACTATCATCTGTAAATCCATATTCATCAATCAATATTTTTATTACAAATGCGGCATGTTTATACCAATTCTTTTCTCCTTTTGCCAATTTCTTTGTATTATATACAAAATCTAATAATTCATTTATTTCTTTCATCAAGTTCTCAAATGTTTTCATTTCTTTCTTTTTTTCAATAGGTTGTTGAGAACCTTTTTCAGGTTCTCTAATTTCTGCTATTTTTTTCTCTTTTTCAGGTTCTTCTTGGACAACATCACTAGAATATTCTAATAAAAATGATTTTCGTTTATAATCTATTGGTGCATTTCTTTCATACATTGTTATGTTCTCATCTGTTATCTCAATCGGTTGAAATAAATAATACATATCTTTATTTACCAAATTACCCAATCTACCATATTTATCTATCAAATATTCATTCTTGTTCTCAATCAAATATGTTAATGCACTAAATATTTGTTCTATTGGATATTGTTTTACAATATTAATTGAATTTATTAACTGATTTCTTGTATATACATTTTGTTCTCTATATAATTCTAATATTCTTCCAATAATACGCGGTTGATTCATCTTTACAAATGAATCTGTATATGTATCTCTAATAATATCATTTTCTTCTATTTTTGCATCTGGACTACACACATATGAACAATTATCCATATAATCACATATATCTGTAAATGGTTTATCTCCTATCTTGTATGGTATTATTTTATTACTTGATAAATTTATTTCTATATTTTGATTTTGTGCTATTTCTAGCATCTTTTCTACTGTATAATTATTTTGTCCAATATTCAATATACAATCAACTGATATTTCCTTCAACATACGAGTAACTTTACCAATTTGTAATGCTTTTTTCTCTGCTAAACGATATACATATAAATCTGCTGCTTCATCTTCATTATCCAACAATGTTCCATGTAAATATATTTCAACATTACGTTCTTCAAACGGTAATCTACAATGACTCAAATTACGAACACCACGACCTACAATCTGTTCTATACGATTCATATTATACCATGGTTCTAATACATGGATTTGACGAATACATTTGAAATCCAAACCTTCTGCACCTGCTTTTGATATCAATATTACTTTTACCTTTTCGCCATTTATGTTATCATTGTTTGTAACATATTTTATATCTGCTGCATTATTTGGTGAAAACGCCTTATCACCAGTTATCATTACGTATTTTGCTGGATTAAATGCAGATGATTCTACTGATGATTTTGGTTTCATTGTAATTGCATCTATTGGTTCTGTTCTCGCAGTTTTGAATAAATTTTTTGCATTTTGAGAACTACTATATCGTGAAAATCCCATTTCTTCTAATGCTAATGCAATTGGAACAACACCTCCATCTATATATTGAGAATAGATGAGAACAATACCTTTGGATTTACTTATAATATCACATATATTTGCAATTTTTGCACTATATTTATACAAATGTTCTCTATTGAAAATTGCACCATATTTTTTGAGAACATTCGGTTTATATTCAAAATTATATCTTATTTTTTGAAATTGTTGTGTTTCTTCTACTGAATTCATTATTTTGGATAAACCATTTTTACCAACTATATCTGTTACAATTTTTTCTGTATTTATGTTTTTTACATCTTGTATATTGTCCATTTCTGTATTTGGATATACTATATTCAATGCTTCTAATGGTGTTTGTAATAATGTATATCCAAATGTTTCCATGTTCTCAAATGTTGGCATCTCACGTATTTCTCCATATTTATTATATACATCATAAGAACGTTCTTTCATATAATCTATTATAAATTGATATCCTTTGGATTGATATTCTCCAATCTTGTTTGTATATACATTAATATATCGCAATGGTGTATCTATTTCGGTATCATTCATTTGTTTTCTTGGATATGTATTTTCTAAAAAAGTATGTTGTTTTGCAAAATCATTTGGATATATACGGTATGGAAATGAATAAGGGTTTTCACCGCGAACATATGAAACATAACCTGTCAATTTTCGTTGTAATAGTTCTCGTCCTCCTTCGGTTACTGAACCATCTTGCAACCTTACTGGTTCTTTGAAATTACCATCTTTATCAAATACATCCGTTAATTCTATTGTCGCACGTTTGTCATTTATATTCATTAAATTCGTTAGCCATATTATTTCTTTATATGAATTGAACATTGGTGTTGCCGATAACAATAATAAACGTAAATTTTCTGCATATTTTGCAACTTTCATCAACAATAATGCCGTTTTCTTCTTTTCACTATTATTATCATCCGTTATACGAATATTATGAACTTCATCTATTATAATCAAACGATTATTGAAAACTTTTTTTATTTTTCTTATTTCCATCTTTTTCAATGCATCTCCTTTAAGTTCTCCTTTTTCGTCTTTCATTGAATTAGATATATAATTGGATAACTGACCATATCCCATAAATAAATAATAATTATTTATTATTCTTTTTATATGACTTATTACTTTATCTCGTGGCATACCCTTCAACTGCGTAGGATTTACTTCATTTATAAGAGCATTTCCCACACATGCTTCTATATTCCATAAACCAGTGTCAATATTAGAGTTTCGTATTAATTCTAATTTTCGCTCATCAAATAATTGTAACCTGAAATTGGATTGAACATTTGGAGACGCAACTACTATAATTCTTTGTTTTATTCCTATTTGTTTCATATAAGAACGCATTTCTTCTGCAATACCTATTGCACTACATGTTTTTCCACTACCCAATGCATTGTATAATAATAAACTATTATATGGCGTTTGAAATGACATGAAATTTTTTACAAACAATTGATGAGGCATCAATTCAAATTTTGCATTACATAAAATATTTGCTTGTTTTTTAATATCATGTATTGTTCCATCATATTTTGTATCATTGAATTCTTTACGTTTAGCAATTTTTATATTGAAATTTGGGTCGTTCAATTCTGGATATAAAAAATCATAATCATTATTTGTTGCATTATAATCATATTCCATCTTTTCTTTTTTCAATAAATATTCATTCGATTCTTTATTCATACCTGTAATATTTGTATCTATTTCTATCAATGTATTTTTGTTCTCAACTGGTTGAGTTTCTACTGGAATTTCAACATTCTCCGGAGAACGAATTTGCATTGATTTTTTAACAGGGGTTGATGATGGTCGTTCTGGCATATCTAATTCACGTGATTTTTTAGTTATTCTTTTTTTAATTGGTTCGCATACACCTGTTTTTGGATTTTTTCGTGTGCCATTTGGACATCTTTTATCTTTTGTTGATTTTGCTGTTTTTTTTTCTTGCATTGCACTTTCACTTGCAACATTTGTTTCTGTTGGAAATAAAGGTGTATTTGCTTCTTCCATTGCACTTTCACTTGCAACATTTGTTTCCGTTGGAAATAAAGATGTATTTGCTTCTTCCATTGCACTTTCACTTACAACATTTGTTTCCGTTGGAAATAAAGATGTATTTGCTTCTTCCATTACACTTTCACTTGCAACATTTGAAATATCTTTTTCCAGTTGCAATGATGGAAATGTATTTATTTTTTTTTGTTCTAATGAAATATTTTCACTATCCGGTAAATTTTCTGGAAGAATTGTTTCGCCCACAGGGCTGGGTTGTATAGGAAGTGATTGTGTAATTGGTTTAACATCTATCATTTCACATTTACCAGTCTTTTTGTTTTTTCTCGTTCCATTTGGACACCTCTTCTCTTTTTTTCCTTTTTTGGAGGTCGAATCAACGTTCATAATATATACTCTTATAATAAGACTATATATTTCTATAACAATAAAAACATTATTTTACACTTATCATCCACTATATATTTTGTATTTTTTTATTGCAGTATGTATATTTGAAATCAATCTCATTTTTTCTAAATTATATTTTCGCATAGAAGAAATACATTCGTCATAATCTTTCCATGACATTTTACTAACTTCATCTTTTTGATAATTTGTAATTGAAGTTGTGTCTTCATATTTCATATACATCAAATAATATTTGTGTTTATATGATTTATAATTTGAACCTGTAAATATTTCTTCAAACGGTAATATATTATGAATATTTTTTAATTTTTTAACAGAATAGCCAGTTTCTTCTGAAAATTCTCGCAATGCACAATCATAATCTGTTTCTTGATAATTACGACGTCCTTTTGGAAATCCCCATTCTGGCTCAATCCATATGTCATATTGATTACTTTCTTCTACTAATTGTTTCATATTGTAAAACCCTAATTTTGTATATACTCCTTCTTTCAATAAGTTGAATTTTTCTTTTGAATTTATTTCTTCTGACTTATATTGATTCAATACTGCCGAACTTGTTCCCCATAATTCTATCCATAATTTATCAAAATCATTTTCTATTAATTTTTGTTTTTCATCTACCGTCATTTGTTTTAGCATATTCATTATAAAATATTTATTATTAATTGAATATTTACCTCGCATAAAATCAATATATCCTAATGTATCTTTACGACGTATCATCAAATATTGTGGAGTTCCTTCTTTTATACGGAATACTATTATTCCAAAACTCGTGATTGGCGTTTTACATTGATGATATAAATGACCATATTTTCCACAATTATTACAATAATTATCTATATTATTCATTATTCGTGCTTTCTCTATGATTATATTCGTATGTTTCTATATAGTTTTAATTCGGGAATATGTTGTTTGATCCAAATGTGTGGGGACCACATTATTGGTTTTTTCTACATACTATTGCATATTCTTATCCTTTAACTCCAAATAAAGTGACTAAAAAGAAATACTATGATTTTATACAAAATTTACCACTTTTTATACCAAACACCGATATTGGAAATAGATTTAGTAATTTATTGGACAAATACCCGGTTTCTCCTTATTTAGATAATCGTGATTCGTTTGTTCGTTGGATGTTTTTCATACATAACAAAATCAATGCTATATTGGGTAAAGAACAATTATTGTTTGAAGAGGCAAATGATATTTATTATTCCGCATATAAACCTAAACAAATATCTTTAGCTGAAAGATTTCATATTCATAAACACTACATTCATTTTTCTATTATACTACTTTTCATACTTTTCATATACATCTATAGATAAATTCTGTTTGTAATATATATGAGATTTGAAATAATATTAATTTTGATTACCGCTTTTATTGTTGCAAATATACACACTGATGGTAAGTATTTCAAAATGGCATTATCTTGGAAAAAATATTATAAAATGGCTGGGGTTGTTTTTGCTGCTTTTGTAATTTATATATTAATAAAAAAGAATCCATTACATGCAAAAAATATTTTGATGACTTCCAATGAATATTTGAAATACATGCCTATTGATAAAAATACCAGTAGATATATTTCGCCAATTTTAGATTTTACTACTAAACAAACTTTTGCAAATGACCAATACGGCGATTACAATCATCCTTTTCTCCAAATGCCTCCCCATCAAAATTATCAACAATCGCGTGTTATGAACTCGGGTGCCTCAAATGCAACCGGAGGCAAAACTACCAAACGTTCTGTGAGCGAAACTAAAAAGAAATTTGTTGCAGCGCGCCAAAATTGGCGTTGTGGTAAATGCACAAAACAATTACCTGCATGGTTTGAAGTTGACCACAAAACACGTTTAGAACATGGCGGTAGTAATCATGTAGATAATTTAGAGGCATTATGTAGAGATTGTCATGGAGAAAAAACAGCTATTGAAAATTTATAAATAATATTATAATATTATGTAAAACAAAATATTATTCTATTTATATATTAAATGAATGATATTGAAAAGAAGGCAGCAATAGCCGCAGCAGTCATTCCGGTTATCGCAATTGTTATTTTAATCACAATAATATATGTGCCATTAGAAACATTTTCAACCACTATACAACCATGGATGAAATGGTTAAATCACTATAACATTCCCATCGTTTTATCAACAATTATGATAATAATGTTTCTTATATTCTCATCGTTGAAAATGAATCTAAAAGGTTTGAACTTACAACAAACAATGCCTGTTATTGCAACATTTGGTTTGATTATATTAATGTTCTCTGTAAGTCAAGATAATATTTATACAAAAAGTGCATTAGGTTTAGCATTCTTATTGACGTTGGTATTGGGGTTATTATTTGGATTTAGATACATTGATTTAAAATATGCAGGACCAATCATTGGTATTTTTGGATTAATCACTCTATTTTTACCATTATTGCCTCCTGCCAAAATTGATTGGTGGCATCATGTCATCATTGCAATATCATTTTTATTTACGTTGGTTTTTGGAACGTTGCTTGGAAGAAATCAAGTAAATATGAGTATTGGAATACCATTCACTGTTACATTTGGATTATTATTTCTTATTCTTCCATTGTTTTATGAAGAATACAAAAAATGGTGGCATATATTTTTAGCATTTATTGGATTTACATTAACATTTATATTTAGTTTTTTACTTGGATTCAAAAAAGTAACTAATGAAATTGGAATACCTATATTAGTTATTTTTGGAATTATATTCCTTATTTCTTCATTGGTTTTATCAACCAATTCAACAATTACACTCAATGACTTTTCAAACTATATGACCGGTTTTACTTTTGCTGAAAACACAGAATATTTGAAAAATGATTTCTTGGCAAATATACCTACTTTCGTTTTTATTGTATTGTTATCTATTGTAATTTATTATGCCAACAAAGACCCAGATGCTCTTACTACAAATGCATATAAATATGTTTTTCTTATATTTATTCCATTTATCTTATTCATGATGTATAGTATATTGAATAAAACCCCTGAAAATTCTTTTATTGGATTATTCATGTTGTGTATAGTTGCAATCGTTGGTCTGTATATATGGAGTTCTATGAATAAACAAACTTTGTATATATTTTCATTTTTCTCAAAATACTTATTAATACCACTCATTGTTATAATTGCTTTCGCAATTTTTTACAAAATTGCATTGGAATATATTAGTAATTTAACTGGATATAGTCGTTTTATTACTGAACTCATATTTTTCATTCCTTGTATGTTTATTGACTTTGTTGAATATATAAAACAACAATTCAAAATAACACCCAGTTCTGTTTATATTTTATTTATAATTGAAATTTTATTGGTATTGTTGTATATATATTTACCAAAAGTGGTTTCAAAATATATTAAAACCAAGAGCACTATATTATTACAAAATCCAGTATATTTGAATAAAGAAATATTGGTTGCAAATAGTTCAATTACTGAATTGATTAACAAAGACGCACTTGACCAAATAACTACCACTAAACAATACAGAACAAACTATTCTATTTCATTTTGGACTATCATAAATACACATTCTACATCAAACATTTCAAGTGTTCAACAAAATAATATATTCAAATATGGTCATATTGATTCAAATAACAACAAAAATTACAAACCTTATGTTTCTTATGTTGTTGATAAAACTGGTGATAATTACATTTTCAAATTTTCAAACAGTGAAACATCTACTTACAAAATATCACTACCTACACAAAAATGGCATAATTTTGTATTCAATTACAATAATTCAAGGGTTGACCTTTTTATTAATGGTAAATTGGAAAAAACATATCAATTTAGTGATGATTTACCAGTATATTCATCGGCTGACCAATTTATTGCTGGAAATGAAAATGGTTTAGATGGCGCAATATGCAATATACAGTATTTTACTGTTCCACTTACAAATACTGATATTGCGAATTTATATAACATAAATGCATGGAAAAACCCACCAGTTGAATAAATTTGTATATTCTCATGAATAAAATATACTAATAAAATATAATAATTTAATGAGTCCAGTTGCGATAATTTTAGGAGTAGTCATGATTATTTTGATATATATATTATATAAATATTTTACTACTAGCACTAGCACATTAGGCACATTGATTGATTTATCTAAAACTTCAACTACTCAATCATTCACCAAAAAAACCGATGTTGCAAATTCTACATCAACCCGATATGCATACGGAGTATGGGTGTATATTGATAGTTGGGACCCTTCACAAACAACAAAAGATATTTTTTACAGAAACAAAGTAGCTGCATCTGGTTCTGGTTCTGGTTATATCCCAGAACGTTCCGATATACGATTATATTTAGAAAGAAATACGCCAACTTTGAAATGCGATTTTTACACCAACATTTCACCCACACAACCTACTGAAACTATTACTATTACAACCAATTTTCCTATTCAAAAATGGACATATGTAATTATTAGTGTTGATAACAAAATTGTTGATTGTTATATTGACGGAAAACTTGTAACATCACAACAATTGAAAAATCAACCAATTGTAACCGACTCTGATATATTTGTTGGAAATTTCAATGCACATTTAGCAAAATTTCAAAAAATGTCTTCGCCAGTTGACCCACAAACTGCATGGACAAATTATATGGCTGGAAACGGTGGAAATAGTTTTAAAAAGATGTTTAGTTCTTATGGTGTAGATGTCAGTTTTAAGAAAGATAATGTAGAACAACAAAAATTCACTATTATATAATATTTCAAAATTAATTTAGCTACAATTATATATAATTATAGTTAAATATGAACAATATTCAAGCACCAAGTCAAACTATTGCAAGACAAATTGAAAATATAAAATTACCTGAAACGTTGAATCCTGCAAATATACAAGAAAATTTAAGTAAAGGTATTACAACGGTAACCGAGAACATTGATACTGTTAAACAAAATATTGGAAACACACTCAATGAATTTTCTTCAAAAGATGTAGTAGAAGCCAGCACTGATTTTTTAGAATCCAATAGTATTATTGCAAAGTTCGCCTTTTTAGTTTTAGTTATAATTGGATTCATGTTCATTTTGAATTTAGGTATTATATTGATTGGATACTTCACTCAACCAAGTAACAATCCATATTTAATAAGAGGAACCATCAGTGGAAATGAATCTGCCACAATACAACAAGACCCAAAAAATTCCGATTCTATTATTGTAAAAAGGTCAAATAATGAATCCAAAGGTATTGAATTTTCTTGGTCAGTATGGTTGAATATTACTTCTGTCCCCGATGATGAAAATTATCATCATGTTTTCAGTAAAGGCGATTTAACTAAAAATACAAAAGGTATTTATAATATTAATGGACCTGGATTATATTTAGTAAGAGACCCTGATAACGGAACAAAAGCTAATTTGAAACTAATTATGGACACCGTTGTAAATGATACTCCTTCGCTTGATACCATTGTTCCAAACACTTTCGTAGATATCAAGAACATTCCTTTGCAAAAATGGTTCAATGTTACATTCCGTGTTGAAAATAAAATAATGGATGTATATGTCAATGGCACTATTTCAAACCGTTTAGTTTTTGAAAGTGTTCCATTACAAAATTACAATGATGTTCAGGTTTGTAAAGACGGTGGATTTACTGGAAAACTTTCTAATTTAAGATATTTCAATTATTCTCTTAATATTTTTGAAATCAATACTTTGGTATTAGGCGGACCTGATTTGAAACCTGGACAAATATCATCCAATATCAACAAAGTATCTGACCCTAGTTTTTCATACATATCAAACTTGTGGTACATACCCAATAGAAATATGTAATATCATCTATACAAAATATGATATTATAATATATATGGCTGACCAAGAGTGTATAAATAATCAAAATGCATTTAATCAACGTAGGAAAATGCAATTATTGAATATTCCACCAACACGTTATACTCCACCATCTCCTTATCCTACCTACACCCAATTTCAATTAAATATGCGAAGAAAAGCCGAAATATTGAAATATTCAGCTAACACCACAAATACGAAAACTAATAATTTTACTAAATCCGAAAAATTTGCACAACTTGTCAGTGGAAATTACCAAAGAAGAACTATTCCTCAATATGATATTGTAGATAGTTCAAAAAATAACTATGTTATCAATTGTCCAACCGATTCTACTCCATTACCTTCATCCTCATCCGGTGTTCCTGGACCTACTATATATTTGTTTGAAGACCCTACAATTCCATTATATAATTATGTTGTTACACGTTCTTATTCTATTTTAGATGAAAAAAATGACCAAAAATGGAACACAAATCCATATAATAATATACTGTTCAGTAATGGTAATGAAACGTTACTCACTTTGTTAGGAATTCGCTCATATATAGATAAACCCAACTATTCGTTTAGTATTCAAACATCTGTTGGTATATATGTTGCTGGAATTATTAAAAATACTGGATATAATACACCTGTTACTTTTTCTATATCCAATGTTGTATGTAATATTTATTATAAAGATAGTTTAGTATTATCACCTACTGTAATCTTTGGTGGGTTGAATACATTGACTTTGAATATTCAAAATTCATCCTTTGGCACATTTAATGCATTGTTACATGTTGGCAATATAAGTATTAATAACTTTCCATTAACTACAAATGTTGATATGGTATATGATATCAAATTGATTTTTACAATTACTAATACTTCACATAGTTCTTATAGTTTAACGAGTATCAATGCATCTTGTAATTTATCACAAAACAATGTAAATTCTAGTAATAATTGTGTTATAACTGGAACACAAACCATTTTATCTAATATTGGGTTTGTTATTACCGGTGTGTAAATTTCTACTCCAATGTAGATAGATTAAATTCTAATTCATCCAAATGATTTATTACTGAATATATAAAAAATTCTGTATTTTTCAATACTTCTACAATTTGATTATTGTCACTATTGGATAAAGTTTGCAAAGATTCATTCACGATTGTTTTCTTATTTTGATATTCATACATTTTATAAGCATCATCTTTGTATATAATGAAAAATTTCTCTATTATTTTATCAATCTTATAAATAACCGAATTATACATTTGAGCACATTTCTCATCAAAATCAAAATATGATACTAAATTATTATTCATTTTTTTATGAAAAACGATTCCATTTTTCATTTCATAATCAATCAAATTTAATGTTGCAATTCTAAAAAATTCTATTTTTTCTTTCACCCATTCAAATTCTTTTATAATACATCTTGTTATACGACATGGGTTCCCATTAATATCTTCAAATTCTTTCAAATATTTGTATTTCTCATTCAATTCCATATATTCATACGAATGTTTTGGTTTTTCAATTTCTGGATTATTATATTTTTTTAGATAACAATCTATTGTTTTGAATTCTGTTTCTAATGATTTCAATAAATAATCCGGAAGTTTTGGCTCGTAATATGAACCTCCACGAACGTAAAAAATGCCATATTGTAACATGTATTTTTTAACATAATAATCCAATAGCGATAAATCTTTTGTATGACATATCATATCTAATATTGCTAATGGTTTATGTAATTTAGCAATTTCATACATTGTTTCACATTCATTTTTTACATCTGTTATATCTGTTTTCAACGATGCATGTAGTAATATATATTCATGTTCCAACATTACTGAATATATAAAAAAACTTTCATTACTATTTTCCATAATTCAACTATATCAATATACTATCTAAATATTTATGTTATTTTGTTATATATATTTTATACCATAATTGCGACGGGAATATTATATAATTCTTTTTTATCATTATTATTTTCTTTATTTTCTTCATTCTCGTGGTATTTTGTTTGATATTCTACGTTTACTATTGGTATATTTTGTATTTCTACATTTGGAAATATTGGTTGTTCTATTGTAGGTACTGATGTGAATACTACTAAAAATATACAACGGGCTGCAATCAATGCCAATATTCCTGCACCACATATTGTCAATACTGTTTCACTTGAAGACAACGTCATTTTTTTATGTTTTTTGCATATGTAAATTATATCAAAAATTATCAATTTTTCACAGAAATAACAAAAAATTGATGTGTTTTTTTATTTTTTCAAAAAAATAAAGTTATATGATAATCTTTATTGTAACTTATGTTTCCATTATTTCATTGTATTTTATTATAATAAATATACATCTAATAATAGAATATTTTGTAAAAATGTTTTCTAATAATGATATTCCTGAAATTACAAATGTTTTGTTACATATTCCCAATTTGGTAAAAGGTATTGTTACTAAACGCCCATCCAAACATATAAAATCTCCATATGTTGCCGATGTTATTTTATGTGATACGGATACAGAAGTTATTGCACATACAGCTGCATTGGGATGTTGCGGATTAGCTGATTCTGGTGCAGAAGTTATGATGACAATTACCCCTGAATCTAAAAACGGTAACAATTCTCAAAAATGTAGTCATCGTATTTATTTATCTATTTTGAATGATACTAGATTTTCTGAAAATACAAAAAATACAAACAAAGTTATTATTGGTATAAATCCAAAAATTGCAGAACAATTAGTTGAAAATGCACTGACCCAAAATATGTTATTAAATCTTAAAAATATAAAATCATACAGAAGAGAAACTTGTATTTATTTGGAAAATCAAATTGATTCACGATTTGATTTTACAGGTATAGATGAAAATGGAAATCCATTTATAATGGAAGTTAAAAATGTTCCCCTTGCTGATTATGAGGATTTACCACTGAATGAACGTGGTAAAAAAGACTTCAATGACCGCGATTGGAATTCTAAAATTGCATATTTTCCAGATGGATATAGAAAAAAAATCACAGATACGGTCAGCCCACGAGCACTCAAACATATATGTGAATTGAAAAAAATAAAAGAAATGTCAAGGACTCGTTGTATAATATGTTTTGTTATACAACGGGATGATGTTAATCGGTTTCAATCTTCGGTAGTTGACCCTGAATATAGAAATGCTTTCAAAAATGCTGTTTATTCCGGTGTAGAAGTATTTACTCTTGTCATAAAATGGCATGAAAATGGGGTTGCTGAATTAGTTAATCAAAATATACCTATTTGTTTTGACTAAAATTTGGATTCAAACACATTTTCTGTGATGGGAAAACTTGTCCGGATAAACATCTATCATGTTGTCCCACCTCAATACATCCTCTTTTTCCTTGATATTCACCAACTAAACACCATCCTTGTTTGCCAGATGTAATTGGTCTTTGAATAGGATTTTCACTACTATCGGCTTGTGGTTCTCCTGATAAAACTCTTCCATCGTTCAATGCCATATCTAAATTTATTTTTGCATTTTCATCAACATGTGGATTACTTGCATTACGTAATATGTTTCCTACGGATTGAATTGAACCTTCTGCTATATCAATTCCTGTTTTAGCTGTGTCTGCAACCACATCAGCAGTTTTATTCAAAACGGTTCCTGTTGTGTAACCAAATATTGATAATATTTGAGATACTAATGGTCCAAGTATTTGTATAAAAGTTTGAACAACATTTCCCAAAATTGTTAGAATATTTATGCCTAAAAAAGAAAAAACTAATAATATTACTAATAAAATAATAATAAAGTTTTTATTGCTAAACATTGATTCACTACTTTCTACAAAAGTCGGTCTCAACGATTCCATATTTGTTTGGACAGAATTCATTTACTATACAATTATAATATATATTTGTAGAATATTTCGTTTGTATATAATTAAAAAATTATAATTGAATATTAAAATGAGTATTTTTAATTTTATTGAAACTTTCTTTTTTATAAGTTTAGGAATAACTTTTGTATTAATTTCTTTGTTGGTATATCATTTTAGACAACGTATCATTGTTTTAGAATCTAAAAATGATACTATGTTTGAAATTATCAATAATATTGTAAAAGAACTTACCAATATTCGTAATTCTATTTTGTATATGAATCCCGATTCGGCTAAATTAATAGAAACCAGTAATTTATTACAACAACAATATAATTATAGACAATTTGATGATAATCAACCAGAACAACCTATACAACATTACGTTGTTGATAATGATGATACCGATAATGTTGATACAGATGAAGAAAGTGATAGTGACACCGATGAAGAAAGTGATGAAGATAGCAATGATGATATTCAAAATGATAATGATGATAGTGATGATGATGCTGATGATGATGATGATGATGATGATGAGAACGAAGATAATGACATTCAAAATGTAGAAAATATAGAAAAAATAGTTGTATCATTAGAACCTGATGATACTCCACCTGTTAAAATTGTGAATGTAAATATTGAAACCAATACTATTGAAGAAATAAATGATTTAGCAAACGAAGATACAGTTTCTTTGGAAGAAGACCAAATTGTTGAACTTGATGTGAATGCAGAAACTGTTATTGTTCATAAAGTGGATGAAATACCTACGGAAAACACCGTTGAAGAATTTCATATTAAAAAAAATAAAAATACAGATTTGTACAAGAATTTCAATACAAACCAATTAAAACAACTCGTTATTACAAAAGGATTGAGCACCAATCCCAGCAAACTTAAAAAATATGAATTATTAGAATTATTAGAAAATAGTGATTGATAACAAATATATTATATATTTAGGATATATATAATAATGTTCTCAATTATCGGTGAAAATTTAGATAATGCCTATCCATCCAATAAACAAGTTGTTCCTGAATCATCTCTTGGATATCATGCAAATAATCAATATGATAACTTTCCTCCATTGATGAGTGATGGACGCGCACTTGTTGCATCCTGGCAACCAGAAGCAGTTGCAAATAAACAATTAATCCAAGAAAACAATATTACATCCAACTGGCAATACCGCAGATATTTAACTCAAAATGCAAATAGTATTATGAGAACCAATTTTAGAGAATCTGCAAATGATGTTGGATATATTAAACTTGAACATAAACAAGAATCATCCAGTTCTCCATTCTCATTCAAATCATTTTTAGATGATTCTAAACCAAATGGTTATAATGATAGTGATTTGAAAAACTTATATTTATCAAGAGAACAATTAAATTCACGAAAAGTTGCTCCTGCAATTACACAAGAACAATTATTAGCAAATTCTGCATCCAAAAAAAAATAAAAGGTTTTTTGAAAAATAAATATAAACAATTTTTTTGCATATATTTATTTGAGTAGTTGAGAACATGAAAATTATTAGTTTTGACGTAGGTATCAAAAATTTAGCATATTGTATTTTTTCTATTGAGAACCAAAGTTCTCCAATTATTATACAAGATTGGAATGTTCTCAATTTATTAGATGATAAACCAGATGTAATTACTTGTAATTGTCATTTAATCAATAAAAAGAAAACGGATAAAACCGTAAATATATGTGGAAAAAAAGCGAAATTCAAAAAAAATCAGTCTTATTTTTGTGAAAAACATGCTAAATTAAGTGGATTTTTTCTACCAAATAAAGAATGTTCTCCATCTTCATTAAAAAAATTGAATATAGAACAATTAAAAGATTTAGGAAATAAATTTGGTGCATTTTTACCAGAAAATTCTGGAACTATTTCTTTTACTCCGTCCAAAAAAATAGAAATACCTACTACTAAAAAAGGTTGTTTAGAACATTTGTTCTCATTCTTTGAAAAAAAAACATTAGAAATTATTAAACCTATCAAAAACAAAACTGCCAACGATACTGATTTAGTATGTATTGGAAAAAACATGAAAAAACTATTAGATGAAATTCCTGGAATTGAACAAATTACACATGTTATTATTGAGAACCAAATATCTACTATTGCAAATCGTATGAAAACTATACAAGGTATGTGTGCTCAATACTTTATTATGAAATGTTCTCAAAACATTGTTATTGAATTCATTTCATCCATCAATAAATTAAAAGATTTCAAAGATAAAACAGAGAACGATGATTCCAAATCCGCATATAAACAACACAAAAAAGATGGCATTACTTTTTGTAAAAACTTTATTGAGAACAATCCACAATTTTCTCAATGGAAACATTGTTTAGAAACTACGAAAAAGGATGATTTAGCAGATTCTTTTTTACAAGGAATTTGGTATTTAAAAAATAAAAATATAATTAGTTATGCGGAGAACTTAAAAATAAATAGTGTATAATTATCATAAATATAAGATGGAAGAAATCAATCTTGGAATAAGTGATTTAGAACCAATTTCTCTAAATTTTGATGATGATTTTTCTGCTCCATCACCCGCTCCATCTGTCAGTTTTGGACCCGGCATCGAACTCCTTATGAATGATAAAAAGAAGTCTTCTTCTTCTAGTGTAAATATTGATTTAGGCGAAATTGATAAAATCGAAAATGAATTGAATGAATTAACAGATAAATCTACATCATCCAGTGAAACCAAAACGTTAAGTGGATTTGCAACCAATTTATTTGGATTTGGAAAAACCAATTCTGCTGAAAAAACGGACTCCAAAATTGGTTCTGCTACTGCCGAAAGTATTGGTGGTAAAAGTTCTACTTGGGATGGGTTTTCAAAAGTTAATGATATTCCTAGTGATAGAACCAGTGCTTCATCTAGAATGACTGACCGGGAAAAACGTCGTAAAAAACGGGCGATGATTAAAAAATTAGAAGAATGGTATGAAAAAGGTTTAGTCAAAAATATTACGCATTTCAATATGGATTCTCCATATGAAGAAGTTGAAGATGAATATGAAACTGCTATGGAAGACAAACGTAAAAAAGACAGTATTAAATTACAAGGTTGGTGGTTTATGACGTTTGTTAATTCCGTTGAATATGCAAATGCGGCATTCAATCCTTTTGATTTAAATTTAGATGGTTGGGGAGAACAAGTATCCGAGGATATTGACAGTTATGAAGAAATTTTTGCTGAATTACATGAAAAATACAAAGGTGGTAAAATGGCACCAGAACTTTCTCTTTTATTACGTCTTGGATTCAGTGCAGCCGTCGTGAATTTTACAAACAAGGCTCTTTCCAGTGCTACACCCGGGTTCAATGATGTTATTCGTCAAAGTCCTGAATTAATGAAGGCATTCACCAATGCTACTGTCAATAGTATGAGTCAGCAAAGTCCTGGATTTGCATTTGCTAATAATTTAATGCAAGAACAATCTAACAAACCACGCGGACCACCTCCTCCTGCACCTGTTGAAACAAAATCTATGCCTCCACCACAAAGACCTTCTATGCAATTCACTTCTAACCGTCCAGATATTAATGCTGGAAGAGGTGCCATGTTTAGAGAAGAAGGTGTAGATGTTAATAATCAATTTGCCGATTTAAATCGGGAAGAACCAAAACCACAACGACCTGAAATGCGCGGACCACAAAACACCGACATTGACAATATTTTATCTGGATTGAAAACACGCACCGTAAATATTCATGAATCTGCACCTGCACAAGAAGATGATAGTATGATTAGTATCAGTTCATTGAAAGATGCTCAAAATGCTACAATGCCAAAACGTAGTCGTAGAAAACAACGTTCTGATAAAAATACTATTTCATTAGATATTTAGATTTATAGAAACAAAATAAAAACTTTATATTTTGTATAAAGACAAAGTATATAGTAAAATATGAAAAAATTACGATTCAATGATTTTTTAGTTGTGAGAACAATTGAATCTTATGTGCAATATAGAAATGATTTATGGTGGAGTGATTTTGATTATGCTATATTCCAAAAATCAGCAACTCGTGAAATCATGATTGCTATGCATCAATACAACTGTCTTCAAAGTAGAGATGCAATGAGAATGTTATATCAACCGTATGAAGAAAATGATAAAAAATGTATGCTTATTTAGTTATATTTTCCAAAAACAGAGAATGAAATCCTATGTTTAGAGAACAATTCAATGGTATATTAATTATACCAGAATTTTCCATATTTATCACCAATAAATGTCCTTTTGAGAACCTGTCATATGAAAATGCAATAATATGTGGTATTCCTTCAATTTCTATAATTACTGGTTCTCCACATACATATCTATTATTCAACATAATTGTTTTTGTTATATTCAAATTTTCACATATTACAAATCCATTGATTGTATTGTTATATATATTCCGTAATACTATTTTATTTTTATATTTGATTGGAAAATCCAAATTGTATTTATCAATATCCGTATTTTTTTCTATATTTACATTCTTTGTTCTCTTATCCATTATTATTTTTCTATATTTTCCATAAATATTCAAATTGGAGAAATCCATACTTTCATATATCGGTGCATATATTGTAATAAAATCATCATTTTCACTCACGTCTGCATAATGAAATATATAAAATCCTTCACTACTATTGTATGTTTCTATTTTTGATGTATTTGTATCAATAATATGTAAGAACGTTGGTTTTTTTGTATCCAAATGCACCGGAATTTTTTTCATATTCGACATTTTTATTATAAAAGGCGAATCTGTTATTAGAACACTCCTATTAAACATTGCAAAATCATGCACTATTGGTAAATATTTTGTATGTATTATTGTTTTTTTCTTTATTTTAAAATCTTCAAATAAACGGTAGTAATTCACACATTGTGTAGATACATGATATTCTATTGTATGTATTGTATTCTCTTTTATATCATATTTTGAATGTCCTGATATATAATTTATATTGTTTAATTCTATCTTTTTATCCATACCAACTGTTTTGTTCTCAAAATCTATAAATACTGAATATGGTAAATCCCTTTCAAATAATGCATATACATTATTATTTATATTCAACAATGCTGTATTTGCAACACCCATTATATTTGGAAATAATTTCATTTTATTCATAATCATCATAAATACCATTGTAAATATATCCTTTGATATTTTTCCATATTTTTCTTCATATTTTACTTTGTCTGTTCTAATAAAATGTTTTATAAAAGTCAAATTACCACGATTGAAAAATACGCCTTGAATATTTCCATCTCCTGTGAATAAATCATACAATGATTGTATTGTTGTTATATTTATATCTGGACCTATCATCCCATAAAATCCTTCTATTTCATTGAGAACATTTTGATAATTCTCTGGAATTTTGTAGTTTATTTTATAATTTAGTTCTTTATTTGTAATTTTTTTGTTAAATTTAAAAGGCATTCCATGAAATTTACAATCAATCAATAAAAAAAAAGAAATAAATAAAAATGTTGAGAACATTATTTTTATTTATTGTAGTTTTCTGTTTATTTATTTTTTTATTTATTTGTTTTTTCGTTTTACACATACTTTCTATATAATTCTAGCATTTTCTTTTTTTGTTCATCATAATCTACTATTGGTGTGTAATACCGGATGTTGTGATATTTTGTATCATTGCACATAATATTCCATTTATGAATATCTCGGGGTTCAACATTTGCTAATTCTGGCACCCATTTTTTTATATATACACAATCTTTATCAAATTTTGATGACTGTATCCATGGATTCATATCACGATAGTATGGTTTCATATCTACTCCTGTTCCTGAAATACCTTGCCAATTTCCATTATTGGATGCGGGGTCATAATCTACTAATTTTTGTGCAAAATAACGTTCTCCTAAACGCCAATCCAATAATAAGGTCTTTATCAAAAAATTGGCCACTATCATTCGCCCACGATTGTGCATATATCCGGTTTGATTTAATTGACGCATACATGCATCTACCACTGGAAATCCAGTTTCGCCATTTTTCCATGCATGAAAATCTCTTTCACTGGTTCTCCATTTTATTTTACGATAAGATGGTTGATATGATTGACCAAGAACATCCGGATATCCATACAATACATGTGCATAAAATTCACGCCATATTAATTGACGTATAATATCCGATTTTTCACCAAATTTTTGTTTGAATGCATCATATACTTCGCGAACTGAAATACACCCAAATTTAATAGGCGCTGATAATTCACTTGTTCTGTGGAATAAATAATCTCTTTCATTCGAATAGTTGGATTGTGTTATTAAAGACCTTGATAATATTTTTTTTGCATGTTCTCTTCCACCATTTACTACTATATTATTATTTTTTTGTGTAAATTTGGAAAATGCATTTTGTAATGTTATTGTATTATCAAATGATATTGTTGTTTTTGCAAAATTTGTAATAGTTCTCTTATTTGGTTTTTTAACATCCATTTTGAGAACTTCTTCATAAAATGGCGTAAATTTCTTGTAATAACCACCATTTCCAGTTAATACTGTTCCTGGTTCATATAAATAATAATCACAACATGGATTACATTTTATTTCATGTTTATTACAATATTCTATTATTTCATTATCTCGTTCAATTGCATATGGAGAATAATCTTTATTAAAAAATATACAATCTATTCTCAATGTTTTCACTAAATCCACTATACTTTTTTTATGTTCTCCATAAAACAACATAAGTTCTCCATTTTTTGACTGTATTGATTTTCGTAAATCTTCTAAACTTTCAATCATAAACTGTATTGCATTATTTGAACGATAATCATTGGATTTACCTACTTGTTCTGGTGTAAATATAAAACATGTATATATATTTTTACATTGAGAACTTGCTTCTATTAATCCAATATTATCGGGGATTCTCAAATCTCTGTGAAAAATAAATAATCCGTTTTGGTATTTCATATACATTATAAATAGATGTTTTTACATATGTATTACAAAAAATTGATTTTGTATTTTCTTCATTGTAAAATAATAAAGAAAATACAATGATTTCAAGTGAACCAAATGAAAGTGATAAAAAATGGGCATGCTATATTGCAGCTATTATGGGTATAATAGTTATGTGTATAATAATATTCATATAAAAAAAATACATAAATAATTTATAAAACCAACATAAATAGATAACAACATTCAAAATAAATCTACATGAGTGAATTAAGTGACCATTTGTTTAAATTATTATCAATATCTTCTGTCATTATTACAAATATGATTGTTTTTATTGAAGAATTTTTTTATGTTATCAACATATTGATTTTTCAATATTTATTAGTTTTATTGAACGATTTTGCAAATTCCATTTTGATACATTTTGATACAAATACTGAAAATTTAGGAATAAAATTGTTTTTGATTGTAAGTAATAAATATTCTCAATTGAAATATGCCGAAATAGATTTGTATGAAAAAAATCCAACAATAAAAAAGAATATCGATAATATTAGTGTATTTTTGAAAGAATCTTATAAAAAATTTCATGGAATAAAAAGCGAACCAATTTCACCATTATGGATAAGTATATTTACTTTAAATGAAAAATTTCAATCTACTGAAACATATACTATAATTGAAAATAGTGTAAATGAAATTCTTTTGAAAAATTTTAAATCTTTCATTGAAGAAAACACTGTTGAAAATTCAAACATTGAAAATTTATATACATTCAAAACCCCTGCATATATTTTATGTAATATAACAAATCGATTTGAAAAAGAAGATGTGAAGTATATAGTAGAACCATCCGATGTGAAATTTTTGAATATAGAATATTTACATAAGGATATGATTGAACCGATTGAAATTAAAATAGATAAAAATTATTTTCAAGTAGGGAATGAACTTTTATCAAAATCATTCATATTAAGACATAATCAATATCAAAATAATTTTTTTATGTATGGAGATGATTATGTAGTAAAAGTGATGGATGATAAAATAAATGAATTTACGTTGAATAGTGACCAATATGTTTTATTAGAAAAAAATGAATATAAAATAATGACAATATAGAAAAAATGAAAAAAACTACATAAAGATTTTATATTTAGTATTATATAGTATTCAAATGAATACATTTGATTTACAACCGAATACCGTAAATCAAATTGCAGATATTTGCGAAGAAATTTGTAATATTCCGGAAACACAGCAGCATAAACTGCTTGGTAAATGGGATTTGTATTACCATTTACCACACGACAAAAATTGGGATTTATCAAGTTATAAAATAATAATGAACAATATTGATAGTCTTGAAAAATTAATAGCTATAAATGAAAATGTTTCAGAACAAATAGTAAAATATTGTATGTTATTTGTAATGCGTCAAGGCATTACGCCCATGTGGGAGGACCCTTCAAACCGAAATGGTGGTTGTTTTTCTTTTAAAGTATTAAACAAACAAGTTTATAATGTTTGGAAATCCCTATTCTATGCAATGTGTGGAGAAACCTTGTTCAAAAACAAGGCATATCATAAATTAGTAAACGGTATTACAATTTCTCCAAAAAAGAACTTTTGTATAATCAAAGTATGGTTATTGAATTGTTCTATCCAAGACCCGGAATTGATGATTTCTATTCCAAATTTATCTTTTCAAGGATGTTTATTCAAAAAACATGAACCTGAATTTTGATTTTTATTTTGATACTGCTGCGCAGTATTTAACTGTAATTTCGGTTCCACTTCCAGAAACTATTGTTGTCCATAATCCTATTCCATTTTTACTATATTTTGCTATAACAACATCTGTATTACCTCCAAAGTTTAAAGTTTTATATATTATACCAGTTGAATGATATAAATCTAAACTTCCGCTATAATTTCCTAATATATACAGATTATTGGCAGAATCCAAGAATAAATTTCTAGGTTCATCAGTAATCCCGGATGATGAAAAATTAATTCCCCATAAAACATTTCCATCATTATTATACTTAACTATAAAAATATCACTATTACCATAATTTGATAGATACGTTGAACTTTCACTGCCATCTTTGTTATAGAATATCATTGTATTTTTGCTATAAAACCCACTAATGTATATATTGTTTTCAGAATCTAATAATATATTTACAGGTCTATCATTATCATTTCCGCCCATTGTAGTTGCCCATATGCAATTTCCATCACTACTATATTTAGCTAAAAACACATCTCTTGATGTTGAACCGGTTACTCCGGCGAGTGTTTTTGTAGTAAAAATTGTATCGTTTTTATTATAAAAATTTAAACTTGACGATGCAAAATAACCGGTTATATATAGATTATTTAAATAATCGGTTACTACATTAATCGGTCGTTCTTCACTATTTCCTGAAATACGTGCAGCCCATTGTCCTGTACCATTTTTATCATATTTTGCTATAAAAACATTATTTCCTGCATCTGCCGGTAATGTTTTAAATGTAGATGTAGTTGTATCTATTGTGTTGTAAAATATTATTGCAGAATTATAATACCCGGTAATATATATATCTTTTCCACTATCAAATATCATATCTGTTGTTATTGTTGAACTTGATACAATACGTGTTGTCCATATTCCGTTTCCGCTGCTATCATATTTTGCTAAAAATACATCAGGAGAAGAATAAAATGCGATTGTATTGAAAGTTGTATCTGTGCTATTATACAATGTTAGATTTCCATAATAATAACCTGATATATAAACGTTGTTTTGAGAATCGATAATTAAATTTGTAGGAAGAGCTCCATTTGTATTTGATGTGGTCATCTTGGTTGCCCATATTCCTATTCCATTATTACCATTATATTTAGCTATGTATATACCAACTCCTGCTGGCGATATAGTTTTGAAAGTAGATGTATTTGTATCAGTGCTGTTATAAAATGTTAATGTTGATGTTGAAGAAATATAATATCCTGTTACGTATATATTATTTGATGAATCTAAACTGATATTTACTCCTTTATCATCACTTGTCCCACCAATTCGTGTTGCCCATTGAGCCATTCCACTACTGTTGTATTTTACAATAAATGTATCATAGTCATTCGTTGATGCACCTCCACTTGTTGGTAATGTTTTGAATATTGTATCATCTTTATTATATATATTTATGCTATCATTGTTATTGAATTGATAAATTCCCATAACATATACATTATTCTGCGAATCCGTAACAACATTGATTGGATTTGTAATTGCAATCAAACCGGCTATGCGGGACGTCCAATTTAGAATACCATATTTGGTGTAATTTACTATAAATATTTCATATTTGTTATTCGATACATTTGTTATTGTTTTTACAATTATATTGCTATTATCATAAAATATTGCATTTGTGCCTAGTGTCCTTCCCGCTACATACAAAAATGGGGTTGCCTGGTCTCTAATTCTAAATGTTCCATATCTTGAATTTAAAACATTTACACTATTCTTCATTGAATTGAATGAATTCATTTTATAATTGATATATATTATATCTAAATAATATCATTTTTTCCATACCGAATCTTTTTTTCACATTCATTCAATGGATTCTCATATTTTTTTTTATATACACTTGGAACATATGTTTTTTCGCATTCATTCAATGGATTTTCATAACGTTTTTTATTTATACAATAAACAACCTGTTTTTCACATTCATTCAGTGGGTTCTCTCTTCTCTTTGTCATAAACAATGTTCTCGAATGTCTATGCATATATCTCTTCAACATATTATATACACCATTATATAATATTTTGTTCATAACTACTAATTACAAAAATACAATTGTAAATTACAATTTTGGTATATGAAATGGATGATTCTTTTT